GATATACTTCAATGGTCCTACATCTGCCTCTATGACTAATTGCTCTTTCTCTACTGCAAACTTCTCATTGTTTAGTTGTACAATCTTTTGTGTAGATAATTTAATTGCGTTGTTTAGTTCGTTCCTCTCTTCTTCTTGTTTCTTTCGTTCCTTTAATCCCCTAGTCACATATTCTTTGTCAATATAAACTTCTAATGCTTTATCTAACAATGCCAATGTTTCTTCGGCTCTTGCAATCTGTTTCTCTTCAAACACAATTTGTTTATCTATCGTGCTGATTATAAGCTGATTATTACCTGCGGGTCTTACCTGATCTAGATGGGCTTTCGATAGAAAACCAAAGATACCTATTGATGTGATGAATATCAATACTAATACTGCTGTAAAAAGATATGTCTTTAGTGCTCGCCCCAGATTCTTATTTCGCCAGTTTTGATAAAGCCAAGATGCTGTGACCAACTTACCAACCTCTAATGCACCACCCATGATTGCGATCTGCATTGCAGCACCACTAAAGATTGCCATCAATCCTACGATAGAATAAAATGCAGCTATACCAGATATCGCTAGAGCTGTTATTAGTGTGAGTAATGCCATGAACATGGTCTATCTTTTTCTTTTAAGGTCTAATTGATTTTGTATCCATTGTTTAGCTCTACCATTCTTTACAGGTTTTCTCAGTAGTGCTTTGACTCTTTTTGTTACTTGTCTGAATACATCTTCTTTGGCATCGTTGTTATCTACAACAATAAAACCATTTCTAAAGTGTAAACTAAACTTACCAATGTTACTTTGTACTGCTTTCCATGATCTACTTACGATTGGTTCTGGTACTCTTCTAGGTCTCTTTGCGTTTCTTTCTAATGCAACGTCTAATGATGTATTAACAAACACCATGTAAGTGTCATAACCAAGTTGTTTTAGTTCATTTGATTGTGATGCTATTCTGTCGTAGTCTCTACCTGTACCATCAATAATAAGTCCTAATCTGCCGTCAAGATAGTTTTGTTTTCTTTTTGCGGTAATACTTTTTGCTCTATCTCTTACGGGGTCTCTTAACTCTGCTTCTTTCTCTGGCATCTGTAAGGACAGACCTGCCTTCTTTAATAGTTTTTCAAAAGCATCGTCAGAATTTACAACCTTTAGACCTTCACCTCTTATGGTTTTACCTGCCACATAAGATTTACCAGAACCAGGTCCACCTGCTAAAAATATAGCCTTAAATATATTTGGGTCGTAAACTCCCTCTGTAAATAGTTGTTCGAATTTTATCATTTGTGTCTTCTCTTAATTCTTTGTAATATTTATCGCTAGTTCTATGCTCATTTTGAAATGTCATTCTTCTTAATTTGTGCTTCTTCTTTGTAGTCATTCTTATACTCCTTTAAGATTAATTAAGCATAATGATGAATTAAGTTTGCCTCCTATTCTAATTCGAAAGTTCCACCTGAATCACTCTCGTATTCTTCGTATTCTAATGTGCCATTTTTAGGAACGGTTTCATTTATTGCATCCCTAACAAGTTTAAAAACTGCCTCATGTTTTTTAGTATTCATATTAAATATGTGTCTTAATTGTATAATTAAATACTTACCATCAAACATATCTGATTCATTTGGCTCAGTATAAGCACCTTTAATGTTTACACATTTACCAGCACTCATGGTAATATTACCATTTGCTGAAGCCGCAGCTCCTACCATTGTTAACAATTCTTTTTCCTTTGATTGTTTGTGTAGATAATTGATTTTACCAAGTTCACTTGGTGAGAAACTATAAGACTCAGTATTTTTGTTGTAGTTTGCTTGATCTTTACCAGCGTGTTCAATGGCTGCGTTGAGGAATGTTTTAGCATTGAAAAAATCTCCAATGTTTTTGCCGTCTCGTTGAACTGGTGCATCACTATATATAGGATTCGCACTATCTTTATCTATGACCCTATTGTGAGTAAAAAAGTCATCAAAGTATCTTACTATCTTTTCATTAAAAGATTTATTAAATATATTAATCTCTTCTAGTTTACTTGCTAACACACCAGATGCTGTATTTGCAAGCATGTCAATGTTTTGTTGTATTTCAAATCTCATAAGTTTTTTAAAGTCTTCTTCAACATTTGTTTTATAAGTACCATTCTCACCTACCTTGGCTGTGTCATCACCGTGATTGAAATCTGCAATAGTTTTTTGGTCAAACATATTTTGTAGTGTTCGACAATGAAAACCCTCTACAGTCTCAAAAAAGAAATAGTGTGGTGATTTGTTTTTTGATGATACTGCCTCTAACAACATATGATTGATTGCCTCAAAAGGTCTGACACTAGGAAATACAACTCTCTTAACACCTGTTGAGTGTTCTATAAAAAGAGGTTTTTTAGATGCTAAAAACTTTTCGTCTCTTAATATTTTTTCTATTATCTTTGTAGGTGAATCTTCATATGCTTTTGCTAATCTTGTTCTAGCATTTTTTAATCCCTCATTCGATACAAAATGTAATTGTACAAATTCAGATTTTATGGTTGTTTTAAATTTAGCATCTACTTTATTGACTGCAAAAGTTTGATCTATGTAAATGTTTTCGTTATCACTTAAAGTGGGTGTTGATATTTTTATTATTAGATAATCTTGTCCTCTAACATGACCTTTAGAAAATACTTTATTAGTATCTAAAATTGATACTGTACCAGTCAAAGCGTTACGATATATATTTTCAAATATATTAAGGTCTTGTACCAAACCTATTAGATTTACTTTGTTACCAGATGCTGTGATAAGATCGCACCTGTCTAGGGTGAATTCACCTGCGTATTGTATACCTGCCATTTAGATCACACTTTCTTGAATGAGTTCCTTATACTCGTCAACAAAAGCTGCAACAAATCTTGGGTCTAATAGTTTTATGTTTCTTAAATCGTTTTGTTTAGCAACTTCGAATTCATAATTTGTTATTGGTGTTGCTGATGGATAATCATCATTTGTTATACCAACATCAATCTTTAGTTCTCTATCACCAGATGTTTCTGTTATCTCATAGTGATGTACTGCGTTTATGTCATCGTATTTGTCAGTTACATATTTGTTAAATGCACCTGTTGCCATAGGCCATTGATGATACCTATCAACTATATCATTAAACATTAAAACAACCCAATGTAAATTTACATCATCATATAATCTATCAGCAATCATTTCTGGTGTTTCACCTTCTTTCACATAATAGGTATCAAATAAAGATGCGTTAGCTCTAACTTCACTTCTAACCTTAACTCTTCTCAACAAGTTTTTTAATTCTTTAGGATTACCGTCACCTAAAGAGTCATATTGTATATAAGGAAAATTATCAAAATACATATTAGTAACCCTCTCTTACTCTTTCTCTTGTAATTAGTTCTAGTTCTGCAAAGTCTAAAGTTATTTGTGTCTCAACTGGTGGAGCACCTTCATCGTTAGCTACGAATGTTCTATATCTATCACCACCATAACTCATTGTCATGTTTTCTAAAACGCAAGTACTAATTTTTTGTAGGTACTCATTTTCTCTACCATTATACATGTAAGAAATATCAAAAGTATTTGGTACTCTAAACTGTCTACCTGTACCTCCTACCATTTCTGGTACCATGTTAACTCTAAATGCATATATGATCTTTCTTATCTCGTCTGCTTCCTCTTGAGATTTAGGTATCATTTTAAAACTAAATTGAAACTTTCTTTTTGCAAGACCTTTAAATGCTAATTCTAATCTGTCTGCAATAACTACACCTTGCGCTGCCTCAAATGCCTCTCTTGTACCAGAGAAACCTGGTACTGCGCCAATTGCCGCAGCCGATGCTGTTACCATTGTCTCGGACAGACCAGCACCTAATTGTGTCAATGCACTTCTTAACATTTCACCACCACTTCTTTGACCTGATTGTACTTGACCATAAATGTCCATACCCAAAGCGGCAAACTGTCCAATAGGTGTGTCTGCATAATCTGCTCTTGTAAAATAGTTTGCACTAGGTGGCATGTATAAAGCGATTGCCGTATCTAATCTTGTTGTTGGTGCTCTTTCAATATATGCGTTATATCCACCTTTGTATCTACCTGACGGACCATTTGAGTTTACATTTTCATAATCCCCAAACCCATCATCTGCTGATACTGGGTGACTTAAATTACTATGTTCTGTAAAACCAGCAGCATTACTTGTTTTAGTTCTTTGATTATTATTTGCATTTAATCTTGTAATATATTTTGGTATGTTTCCTCTTTGATTTTGTCTTTCGGCATCTGTCATCGCATTTCCACGACCACCACCAAACTTCAGTTGAGCACCTTCTTGTTCATTGATGTAAAACATAACGTAGTGTCCTTGATTACCAACACCAGGTCCACCTTCTACATCTAGAGGGAATGAAAAGTTTTTAGTTTTTCTTTTACCAAATACTTCTGGTGGTGTGACACCAGGTCTATTGCCTGTTTTTGACCCAAATACATTTTTTAGTGCCCCTCGTACTTTCTTTAGTACGACACCTGTACCTGTTGTGACTACTGCGCCACCTACTACTGATTTGTTGAAAAAAGCCATATAAATATCCTTATAGTAATATTTATATAGAAAAGAGAAAATATAATGGCATATAGTGGTCGCTTTAAACCTTCTAATCCATACAAATATAAAGGTAATCCAATGAAGATTATATATCGTTCATTGTGGGAGCTTAAATTAATGAAGTATTGTGACAGTACAAAGGCAATAATCGAATGGGGTAGTGAAGAGATATCAATACCATACTATTCGCCGATTGACGGAAAGATGCATAGATACTTCCCTGACTTTTATATGAAGGTTAGACAGAAAGATAAATCAGTCAAAAAATTTATAATAGAAGTTAAACCAAAGAAAGATTTAAAAGCACCTGTATCTAATCCTAAGAGAAGAACAAGACAATGGTTTCAATCATGTAAGACATTTATAATAAACAAAGCAAAGTTTAGATATGCTGAGGAATACTGCACTAATAATGGTCTAGAATTCAAGATACTAACGGAAGATCATCTACAACCCAAGTATAAATAATAGATATGGCACAAAGTAAATATATTCAGGCCGTAAAAAGGGCCGCAGCTGGAAGACCACGATCTACACAATGGTTTCGTAATAAGATAAAAGAGTTTGGAACACCAACTCAATCTCAACTTATTAGAGATGGTAAAGTGACATCTAGACCAAACTATGGTAGATTGAATATGTTTGTATATGACCCGAAGTTAAAAAAGGAATTACCTTACTATGATACTTTTCCTTTAATACTTCCTATTGAAAAATATAGTGATGGGTTTCTAGGAATAAATTTACATTACTTGCCAGTAAATTTAAGAGTTAGATTATTAGACAGACTTGTTGATTTTACCAACAACACAAAGTTTGATGAAACAACAAAGATAGTCGCTGACTACAATAAACTAAAAAGAGTAAGGTTAATAAAACCTGCGTTAAAAAGATATTTAAATGCAAGAGTTAAATCTAGATTTAGAAGAGTTGATGCTGATGAATTTACCATTGCAGCATTACTGCCAGTTGCTAGATTTAAGAAAGCAAGTATCGCTCAAGTCCACAGAGACTCAAGAGGTATGATCTAATGAGAGACAGACATAGACAACTAACTGACTTTCATAAAAAGTCGGAACAAAAAAAGAAAGAATTAGATTTAAGTAAAAATCTTAAAAAAGAAGTTAACATAGGTGCCAATGGTACACAGAAATATATTATTAAAGAAGGTGCCAACAAAGGTAAGGTAATAGGATAATGGCAAAAAGTTCTTTATTAGACGGATTCGCATATGGAGTCCTAAATGAAATCATAGCAACATTTAGAGAACAAGATGGTGGTTATGCTAAACCAGCAAGGTATGAAGTAATCATCGGTCCACCTAAAACACAAACTACTGAAACTCTTAACTTAAAAGCATATACAGATTTTTTAAAAGAGAATAAAAAAATAGTTAGAAAAACTTCTCTTGAAATGACACAAATAGCATTTCCAGCTATGACTTTAGAAAATCAAGAAGATACAAACATC